TCTTGAATTGTTTCTTGTTGTTCTTTGAATACTTGTTTTGATGATTTAATCTCTATTTTTTCATTATCTCTAATATCTAACCAAGCTGTACAGGCCTCGTCATAAAAATCAATGAACTGATCTGATATACTCGTTCTATAAAGAATCGCCGTATGATCAACTGTTATGTAATCATCTTTTGTAAAGGGAATATGTGGACCCAAGTGTACAAGTACTCCACCTGTTTGAGCTGGTTGTAGCTGTACATTCATAGGAAAATGTAATTCAACTACATCATCTACTTCTCTCACCATCGCAAACACTTCTTTTCCATCTTTAAATCTTATGAATTGATATTGTGTACTATTTTCTGTGAACATTGGCGGGTATCCTTACTGAATGTATTTCGTAATTAAAATTCTCTTTACTATATATATTTATTCTTTCTGAAAAGTGGTTTAATGTATAATTCAAGTTTTTCTTCCATGAGAGATCATCAGCTATATCATAAAGAGTCACACTATCTTTATCATCTGTTTTCCTTAAACCACGACCAATTGACTGTAAATTTCTTATTCGACTCTTACTAGGAGACGCGAACACGATATTGTGTAGTCTTTTTATATTAATTCCAGTTGAGAATGTACCAAAAGAAGCTATGATAATAGCGTTGTCTTCTTTCTCTACGATTTCTCTTACTTTCTCTCTATCTAGAGTATCAGTACCACCAAAAACGAAAAATATTTTTCGATCAGTAGTATCATTAGCTAGTAATTCAGAAAAAGACGCGTATAACGGTCTACCATGTTTTTCAACAAACTGAAACAATACCAATGTATTACCTTTCAATCCATTAACAAGATTCTTTATAAATCCGTTTCGTTTCTCGTTTCTAACAATCCAATCCATTTCTTCTTGATATGTCATTTTACTTACTAATTTTCTTTCTTCTTCACAATAAGATAATACTAAAGCTTGTATATCTAACTGAGCTAATGTACCCTCAGCCATAAGATCAGCTGATGTTGTAACAAAATAAGCAGGTCCGAACATACCTTCTAACTGTAATTTATGTGTCTGTGTGTCTTGTAATGTACCTGTTGTTCCGATCTTGTATTTAACTTCTGTTAATGATTCCATTATCTTACTTAATGATTTGGCTTGAAATAAATGTGCTTCATCTCCGATGACCATACCAAATTGATTTCCGAATCCTTTGGGCATCCTCATCATTGATTGCCATGTTGTAACAACTATCGGTGCATCAGCGCCTTTGTCACCACCATAGATTTTAGCTATATCACCTTTGAATCCGTAATCATGAAAATCTTTCGTCATTTGTTCTACTAGTGAAGTTGTTGGTACGATTACTAAAGCTTTCTTATTCTTCTTTAAGAAATTGTATCGTATAAGACTGTATATCATCAATGACTTACCTGAGGCAGTCGGAGATACTAATATACATTTTTGATTGTGAGCGGCGTATGCTATAGCTTCTTTTTGATAATCTCTAAGTTCTAAAGGAATATCTTTGACTATTTCTTCATATCGTTCAATAGTGAAAATATCAGTATCTTTTTCATATCCTTCAATACTATATCCTCGTTCATCACAAAACTCTTTGAGATAATCGTATAAACCTAGATAGATTTGATTGGTATTTAGATTGAATAAACGAATGTATCCGTCCCAAAATCTTCTCCTAACAGCTGGAATGAATTCAGCACCAGGCACTTTAAATTTAAAGAACTCTGAAAGTTCTTTTCTAATTGAGTCTTCTGTGGAAATTGAAAGGTAAACTTCGTCTTTCTTAGCGACTACGAGCCGGCCATGAATTTTCGCCATTCTATAATGTTCTTTATTGTTTGATGTCTCCAAGTGACTTGAGAAACTACGTCTTGTAGGAATTCTACTGTGACGCGTAGATATTGAAGTCTATCGTTTAAGTCTTGTATATCTTTGTCAGCACCTGTAAATTTAGGGTAATCAGATTTTAAAACTGTTAGTCCATTGAAAGGATCATAATCCCATTCTTTGTCTTCAATGTCGCTTCTAGACATTTTACCACCATACCATAACCATTTATCTTTATCTAGTTCTTTCATTCGTCTTTCATAACGAATAACTTCTAGTTTCTTGTTAGATAACAGTTCAGCATATTTGGCGTGTAACTTGGGTACTTGGAGTGAGGATGCGTCTAATTCGATATCATCAATTACAGAATCTATCTTCCACATTTCTTGAATTTCTTTTAAAGTCATACTATAATTATAACAGCTTTCGCTGATTTGTCAAGGTTAAGTACTTGTTTTTATTTTAAAAAGTGTATACCTAAGCGTTACATCACAGGTCGCGTACTCTTGTTCACCTTGAGTGGAGAACTCGATATTACCTAGTGAAGTTGGGAAACAATCTTCAAACATGAATTCTACATTCGCATTGTTGGAAGAAGTGTTAACTAGTATTGTCGCGTCTGAATACATATCTTCAAAACTAGCGTTACTAAATTTACCTGTAGATGTTTGTTTCGCATTTACTAGTGATTTAAAATCATCTGTATCGTAACCCGGTCCTAATTGTATAATCCAATTATAGATTTCTTGATAGTTTGTCATATCTTCATCTACAATGAATGTTACTGTTAATGGATCAAACACGATATTATCACCCGGTAAATATGATTGTATTGCTAGTGTTGTGTTGTGTACAGCTTCACTAAAGTTAATTCCCGGAAGTGTTACTCCTGTACAGAAGTATTTAACTTTCGGAAGTTTATTGATTTGAAAATCAAAATTAATCGGTGATAGATAATTTAAATTTGTCGGTTGATCCGCCTGCCAATTAGCTGTTGCCATGTTCTTTTACTACCTTTATAAAATCATTCCATCTATAAAATGTTTTTGTTATATGATCATAAAACCAACCTGTATATTTGTGGTTTTTATGATCGGATTCTATGTATTTTTGTTCCATATTTTTATAGTTATTTATTTTGCCATTTTTCTAATAACCAGTCATACCATCTTTCTATGTATTCTTCTCTGGTCATTCTATTATTCGCCGCATGCGGGCTAAGGTTTTCATCTTCGTTATCTAACCACATTCTAGTACAAAATGATTGAAAATCTTTATCGTCCATACTAGTATTTATAACAGGGAGAGAATGAACTCTCCCTGAAATTTACTTATTTTTGATTTACAAATTCATTTAACTGTCTTGCAGTTTCAATGACTTCATCTGCAGTAATTTCTATTACTGGTAATCCACCAGCTTCAAGTTTGTTATCTACATTAAAATAATGTGCATCAACTTTGCGTTGTGCATTCATTTCAAGTAAACCTTGTGCTTGTGACAGTAAATCGGCTCTAATTTCGAACCCTGATTTTGAATCGGACATGATATCCTCCTGTGTGTATGTGTGTGAGTTGTCCTCGTGACTTCTCTATAGTATATTTATAACAAAAAAAAGAGCCCCGAAGGGCTCTTTGAAATCGATTATGATTTAGAATTACTACGACTTATAGAAGATTTAACACTTCGAATGATCTGTAGTAAGAGTTGGTAGAAGTAGCTGCCAATCCAGATGCCGGAGTAGAACCTACGAATGGGTTTGAAACCATACCGTATCTAGTTTTGAATCCGATTTTTGGTTGGAAAGTATCTTCGCCAACTGCACGAACCATTTGTAATGGTACATAAGGACAATAGAATACACCAGCGTCAAAAGGATTAGATCCTCTATAACCGACTGTACAATATCCTTCACCACCAGTAACGCCAGTAGGACGTTGAGTCACACTTGCGTAATATGGATCGATATACACTTTCAGGCTTCCGTTAAGGACACCAGCAAAAGTGTTTCCAGTATCATCAACATTTAATTTTGTTGATAACGCTGGAGCGTAGTCTAATACACCAGCCATTGCAAGTGCAGACGCTACATCACTAGAACATAGGATAAAGTTTCCTTTACCTCTTCGTGTTTGTCGTGCTATAACATTAGCATTTCTTTCAATGTGGTACATAAGACCTTTGAATTTTTCAACAGACCAACGACCAGATGAATCTACATCTAGGTTGAATTGTCCGTTTACAGAAGTTCCTGTTAGGTTAGCTTCTGAAGCAACACCTTCGATCTTAGCTTGATCATTAACAGTTCTAACAACTTCTCTGTTGATTTCCGCAAGGATTTCACCAGATAGAATGTTTGCTAATTCTGTTTCTGCGTCAAGGCCATGAATCGCTTTAAGGTCTTGTGCGAGTTCTATAGTGTACTCTGCTTTTAGCGCTCTGCTTTTAGCTGTAACTGTAGCTTTCTCAATCGTGAACGACATTTCTGGAATCGTAGCGTCGATCTCAGCTGTTGCTGTTGCAACACCCGCACCAGTTGTGTAACCAGTTTGGATTGCTGTATTAGCCGAACCTGAAGCAAACGGGTCTGCTCCTGCATGTGTACCACCACCTGCGAAGTCAGTATCAGCTTCGTTAAATAACGCTTCTGTTCTGTCTACTGCAGTTGTGCTATCAACATATCTAGCTTTCATCGCAAAGATAAGACCAGTTGGTCCTGTCATTGGCTGAACACCACATATATCATATGCTACTAAGTTAGGCATTGATCTACGAACTAATGAAATTAGAATTGGATCCCAGTTAGCTGCTGTTGCAGTTACGCCACCAGGCGCTCCAGCTACAGTACCAGTACCAGCACCAAGTGCTTCATTCATCGCGCTTCTTTCTTCTTGAATCGCTCGTTCTTGATTTTCAAGAATAACGGCTGTAACAGCTCTTTTGTAAGAGTCTTCGATCTTTGGAAGATCGCTGTGCTCTAGAACTGGTGCCCATTTTTCTTGTAAGTTTTCTGACATAAACATTGTTTATATCCCCCTTATTGTTTCTAAGAATCTATCTTAGAAAATTTACTAATTGCGGCAGTATAACCAGCCATTGAAGGGTCAACAACTTTGTTGTCTTCTTCGTCTGACTCATTAAATGCTACATTACTTTCATCAGAGACTGCTTCAAGCTTGTCGCCTTTGAAATAAGCTTCTTTCAATGTTGAAACTTTCTCTACGAAATTTCCTTCATCTTCAAAGTCTACATCTTCGGCTAGTTCTTTTAACTTCTCTATTTCACTATCAGCTAGGTCTTTCGACGCTTCACTAATAATCTTTTCACGTTGAAGCTCTTCGATATTTTGTTGAGCTTGGATGTTGCTGGCAACTTCTTCGTTCAACTTATCTTCCATATCGTCAAGTCTTGCTGCTAGTTCTTCAACTACATCAAACTTGTCTTCTGGTACTTCAACATAATGTTCCTCAAACAGTTTTTTCAAACCATTTATGAAATCTTCGGTGAGTTCGGATTTTAATCCGCGCTCGATAGCTAGTTCATTTTCTTTAACCCAGCTTTCAGAAACATAGTTCAGATAAGAATCAACTTTCTCGGACAAATCATCTTTGATTTCTTCGATCTTTTGGTTCTGTTCTTCTTCTAGTTGTGCTTCTTTTTCAGCTGAAAGTTCTTTGACTTTAGCTGCTACTGAGGCTTCAAAAATTGTTTTAGCTTTGTTCTTGAATTCTTCGGATAAATCTTCATCGCTAACAAGAGCTTCAATGTCATCTGTCATGTCGATTTCGTAAGATTCTTTTTTAACAGATTCTTCTTCTTCATCATCTTCGTATTCTTCGTCCTTTTTGGAAGTTGATTTCTTTGATTCTGTAGATGCAGTTTTCTTTTGAATTTTTTCTGATTCACCTTCATCTGAGTCATTATCTAACTCTTTGATGAATGAGGTTACTTCAGCGATTGATTTGTCTTTAAGAGACTCTACTACCTTTCTTATTAAGGCATTTCGACTTAGTGACTCGGATTTTTCATCTTCATCGCCATCTTCGTCATCTTCATTTAAACCAGCTACTGCTGCTTTAAGTGCTTTGGCGTCCATTTCTTTCATGGATGCTACGGCTTGTTTTAGAAGATCAGCTTTTGACATTTCTTCAAGATTAGGAGTTTCAGAATCATCTTCAACTTCTTCTTGATTTACGGCCTTACCTTTCTCGACTTTAGTCTCACCATCTTTTAAATCTTCTGCTTTGTCTTGAGCAGGTTCGCCACCAGGAGCTTTCGCTTTCTTAGTTGCTTCACCAGCTTTCTTGACAGCTTCAGAATCTTTTTTAGGTTCGTCTGCGTCGGGACTAGATTTAGCTGCAGGAGCGGAACCACCTTTACCAGGTACTTTGTGCTGAACATCAGCCGCTTCTGTCATTACTTCTTCTATTGATTGTTCTAAACTTGACATTTGAACTCTCTCCCTATTAATATTAATTATATAATTAATTCTATTATGAGTTATTTATAATATTATAAATTTTCAAGAAACGATTTAAACACGTTTAATTTCACTTCTTGAAGTTTATGTGTTCTAGCTCGTTGAATTTGATGTTTATATTCTTCAATTTTCTGAGCTTTGATCACACCATTATCCCAAATCCACTCAACTCCTTCCATTACGCCGTTTACGAACGCATCGGGAGCAGACGGATCTGCCACGATATCAGCAGCTGTTGCTAACTGAAAATCTGATTGCACCATTTGAGTACCGCCTTCACGTTTACTCGCCTTTAGTGAACCCATACCTCTACTAGATACTCCTAGTCTCGCACCATCATCAAGAAGGTTTTTGACTATTTCTCCCATAGGGGTAGATAAAACTTTTGCTTTTCCGATGAAATTGTTTCCATCTTCTTTTAAGCTTGTGATTAAATGAGATGTTCTCTCTAAATTAATCGTAGGACCTTCAGGATGTCCTAATTCTCCATAAGCCCTTTTTTCATTGATATACTCTTTAGTATATCGAGCTACTTCTTTGGCCATTATCTCTTTAGGATAAATACGACCATTCTTGTTTTTAACTTCTGTTTGAAGCATGACACCTTCAATAAAGACATCTTTCTTCCCTGTTTTTTCGTTAATTTCAACTAGATAGTTGACATCATCGGCCCATTGTTCTGATATTAATTTCATTTTTACCTCTTAAAACGCGTTATACACATCTTTATAATTTGAATACTGACTTTTAGCCTTCAATAATATAGTATCCAAAAGACCCTTTCTGATATTTATCATATCACTCGTCATGTGGCCACCGGCTTTATGCATCTGGATTAATAGTTCCATCATTTTTATAACTTTTCTTTCTTTCATCATTTTCGCTAGATATAACACACTACCATTATGATCATTAACATCTGTCATTTTCTCTAACTTGTCCACTTCTGACTGTGGAAATTCTTTAGCTTCCGCGATCATATCTATTTTAGTGTTTTCGGCTCTCTCTATAAAAATTTTAAGAACACTTACACCTTCGGATATGTCTTCACCCATTAGTTTTACGAACTGTGTCGCGGATTTCTCTGCTGTTTTCATATCTTTGAAAACACCTAATTCTTCAGGCTCTTTAACACCTTTTGGTTTAACAAATACACGAACTTTCTTAGATCCTGGTTTCTCAGAATGATACATTACTTCTGTATTCTTGATCTTAACAGAAGAAATATGATTCTTCTTGTGATCAAGTTTGAAGTTAATTTCTTCTAATTCTTCTCTTAGTTGGTGGAATGATTTCATTTCTTATCTCTGTGAGTTTAATACTGAACCGATCACAACAATATTCTCGACACCTTCAGCATCTATCCATCTAGCGATTTGTTTTTGAACCATAGCTACATCAGCTTGTGATCCTCCGAGATGTCCTAATTTATTATTAGTAATTTTGACTGTTCTACCTGAAAGAACTACATCCTTTCTATCTTTACCAACTTTAGCCCATACAGCCTTTATCAACCATTTTGTATCTACAATCTTTCCAAACTCTTTTACAAGTTTTTTAGCTATATCAGGTTTTAGACCCGTTACATAAATGTGTGAATACTCTGTTCTTCGATTAGCAGCATCACCCACCTTATCATTAGGATTGTCGGGTTTCAGGTTCATATTAACCTTTTCTTCTAATTTGAATCCTTGGCCTGGTGTTGTCCAACTCATTTGTTAGTCCTCTATTTTATCTTCGTGACTTAACCAATCGAGTTGCATTTCAACTCTTTTCAGATCAATAGCGTCTAATTGTTTATCTTGCATGACTTTCTTAAAAGTCTCTCCGGCTTCTATATTGTCTCCGGTGACTACTTGATTCACAAATTCTTTACTGTTACTCATTATATTTTCCTATTTTTAAAATTCCGAATCGTCTGGCATATCATCATCAGGACCTAACCCGACAGCTCCATCAGCATTGATTTCTTTATCAATCTGTTGTATCTCTGCCTCTGACTGTCTAAGAACATTCTTTCTAATCCAGTCCTCTGAATAATATTTACCAACGAATTGGTCTAATTGTTCTAATGTTGAAACTCTTTCTCTAAGAATCTCTGCATCTTTGAGTTCTACAAAATGACCATCTTTCTGAAAGTCATAACTTATATACTCTTTGTATGAGTTCCAATCATCATCTGTTATAATATTCTTTAATAACAGTTGAGTTCTTAAAACATCATCAAATATTCTAGAGAATTTAGTTCTTAGTCTATCAACAAATCGTGAAAACTTAACCTCATCTCTCGAAATCTCAGTCGCTCTACCAATAGCGAACGCTGTTTCTGTCTCCATTCTAGAAATTGGTACATTAAGAGACTTGTACAATTTCTTTTGAAAATATAAAATATCTTCAATCTCCCCAAGATTTTGCCCACCTGGTAGTGTACTAATCTCAGTTCCTCGGCCACCTTCTCTACGAGGTAACCAAAAATCTTCAAGCATATTCATATGCTTTCTATCGTCTTTAATCTCACCTGTGTCAGCGTTATACACTAACTTATTACGATAACTTGTTTGTACTTCTTTCAAGTACTGTTCAGCTCTCGCTTTAGGTAGATTACCTACATCAATGTAGAAGATTCTCCTTTCGGGTGCTCTTGATATTCTGTAAATAACAAGCGCGTCTTCTAACATTCTTAGTTGGTTTACAGACTTCATAGCCTTATGTAAATACCCAACTATAATGGTTTTGTTGTAATCAAGTAACCCGGAAGTTACATGACATACAGCATCAGGGTGAATCCTTACTGTTTGACCTGTGTTATTACCACTCTTGTCAAAACCTTGATCATTAAAAAGAAAGTATTCTTCTACATTTTTAATAACCTCAACACTAGTCTTCTCATCTTTCTTCTTTTCGACCTCTCTAATCTTTCTGATTTTCTGAGGATCAATAGCTCGTAAGCCTTGAAGACCTTTCTTTGGATTCTTAGAATCAACCATTTTATGGTAATAGATTCTTCCGTCTACATACCATTTTCGAAATATATCGTGAGACATATCTCTGAATCCCATTAAAGAAAGAACTTCATCAAATTCAGCTCTAACTTTCTTTTTGATACCCTCTGACATCTTATCAATTCTATCTAAATTGATCGCCACAGGTGCATCTAAATCATTCGAAGATATTGATTCATTCACTATATCTTCAATTGCACTATCACATTCAGGAACCAGCGCCATTGTTCTGTATTTAGCAACTAGGTCGGCTTCGGTTTTTATACCGCCTTCCATGTCAATAAACTGTCCAATGACACCACCACCGGCCGCAAAGCCGCCCATTCCACCATCTTTTCCGACTTCGATTACATCTCCATCGTTGGAAGGCGGAACAAAACTCTGTGCTTTGTCTTTGTCCGCCTTCCGTTTTATCTCATATCCGAATAAGTCCATAGTATATATTTATATCCTTTCCAAAGGTCTCTTTTTAAAGAGTTCTTTCGAAGTGTGAATACGCAAAAGTAACATCAGAAGTTGTTAGTCCATCTCCACCTTCAGAATCCATTTCGATAGCTGTAAGTGTTGTTGGCCACATATTGAAAAATTCATATGTAGCTATGACGGAATCGTCCCTTCCTAATTGAGATACAGTTGCCTTATCGACCATGTAATCATATCCAGTAGAATTAACTGTTGAACTATCTAGTGGTACAATATCTTGCATCCATTGTTCAATAGCTGTTCTAGATGAAAACTCTGTATCATTATAAATCGCGACAGTCCAATCTTCGAAAGTTCTGTCCCCCGCTAACTTAACTGTAAGTCCTTTGTACTTCATCTCTAATGGAGTAATAGTCTGACCAGGGATAGAAGCAGTTTTACATAAAAACTGAATCTTACTACCTGATCTAGGAATAAAGACTTCAAATCTATTATTCCTTGGACCAGCACCGATAAGGTTTGCTTTAAATTGGTTAATTGTTGCCATTTTACTATCCCCCTATTATGTGCTAATTCCAGCTGCGCCATAGACTTCTTCGAAATCTACACCAGTTCTGGATGCTACAAAAGTTAAAGTAATGAAGTTAATACTTCTAGCTGGCTTGATAAATATAGCAGCTACGAATTGATTTGAATCAATAACATTACCCGTGTTATTAGTCTCGTCACAGATAACTTGGAAATCATAGATTCCTCGTCTACCTTGGACTTGTCTCAAGAAAGGTTCTATCATTGCTCTGAAATTCGCTCTTGTAAATGAATCGTTAAACTCAAACAATTGGAATTTAGCTGCGTTTGCTATAGCTTTCTCTAACACTATGAAAAGTCTTCGAACATTTATTCTAGAGAACGCACTTCCGTCATTAGACAGTAGTGTTTTATCTCCGAACAATAGTGTTCCTTGACCCGCGAATGTAACAACTGGGTTAACCCTAGACTTATAGAGTTTATCTCTATCAGCTTTAGTTGGATTAAACGCCAATTTGGTCACACCAAAAATTTGACCACGGTTGAATCCTGCTGGTGACCACCAAGCATCATTCGTATAATCAGTCTTAGCACAAAGGCCTGCGATTGATCCGTTGTCTGGAACATAGACATATCTGTCATTGTACCTGTCGTAAATATATAACCAGTTACTACTCATTACTGCGTAACTCGTACTGTTTAATGTGTCTGCAGTTGTCTTAACATTTGTACCACCGGCTGTGCCGCTGTCTACAACATCAGACCTAAGAGGTGAAAAGAATACGACGCAATCTTTCCTATCTTCTGCTATGTTCATTAGTTGATTGTAATAGCTTGTTGCTTCGGCTCTCGTTGCAACTGCTGTTCCACTACCGTTATCTGCTTGTGAAGACCCAGATACCATTAAACTGATATCTTCATTGTCTGCACTCCCAAAATGTGTATCCCATGCGGTTATTTTTTGACCTGTAGTTGGTTGATTACCATCAGCTCCATTCGTAAATGAAAGATTGGCTGGTAACGTACCAGTACCGAAAGTGACACCCAATGCAGCTGAACCAGCTCCACTGTATCCACTATCGTGATCTAACCAATAGACGTAATCTGATTGGTTTTCGATAACCGTGACGTAATAGTTAGTAGCACCGAAATCATCTTTAGCGTCTGAAGCTTTTGACAAGTCTTCATATTTCTCTAAGATTGTTCCAGGTACTCCTGAGATGTCTCCATCTTCATCAATTACAACAATATGTAATTCATCTGTTACTCCAGCTGTTGATCTACCACTTGCGTATGTAGATGTACCTGGTGCACCGTTGAATTGTGCCGCGAATTCCCACTCTCTGCTTAGTGCCGCACCGCTTGAAACGGCAGCTGCTAAACCTTGAGTTGAGTCATCTTCTTGTGCTATTGTGATTGTTGCTGCTCCTGTGGTACCAGAATCAAAAGCTATAGTTGTTATACTATATCTTGTTGTATCTGAACCGATCGCTGTAATAATGTCTCCAACTATGAATTTTTCACCTAGAGTTACTTCGATTGAAGTACCTGCTAAAGCAGAAGTTCCATTAGTTGTTGTTACACTAGCTTGAGCGTAAGGATTAGCTCCACCACATACAGAAGTTTTTAGAGAATTCCCTAAAGCTCCCGCATATCTTGCACCCCAATTTCCAACAGAGGCAGAACCATCGTTGTAATTGGCGCGATAATGAGCTAAGTTTTTGATTAACAAAGACTGCCCACTTGTTGTTGTTGCGTTAACCATTGAGGTTGTCGCTATTCTAACTACTTTTAAGTCAATACCATAGTCTAAGAACATTTTGGCTGGGTAAAAGTGCTCAGCCATTATATCCGTAGAGCTTGGCTCCCCGAATGAATCTACAAGACTCTTTGCAGAAACTGTTGTGATGACTTCTTCGGCTGGACCCCAACCGAAATGACCACAATATGCTCCTGTAGAACTTGAGACCGCAGGAATAACATTAGTAGCATCTATTTCTTGAACCAGAACTCCTGGCGAAACTTGAAATGCCATGTTTATTATCTCCTAAAATTTTATAAGCTTATAAAATTATTTGTTATTTATAAAAGTCTGATAGGTTTTATTCTATCATTAAACAGTATTTATAATTTAGTATATTTTCGTATCTTCAACTACTGTCCATATATCACCACCTTCAACAAAAACCTCAGGTCCATCATCTTTCGCGAAGAACCCCGCAGGCACTAAATCATCTTCGATAACTTGTTGTTGCTCATCATATAACATTTTTTTAAGTTCTAAATCTGTTAAACTCTGAAAGTACGGTGTTGTTAAAAACCATGAGAACATAACTAAATTCATTACTAGATCATCATGGTGGCCACCATCGGCCTCCCATGATTGACCTTTAGAAACGAATGTTAATAGCTCATTGATTGTGAATTTGTCTATTATCTGTAATTTGTTTTCTTCCAAGACTTCTTTAAGTGTAGAACAACCGATTTGTTTTGTCTTTTTCGTCATTGTTACACCGATGCCGGAGGCTTTTACAGAAGATTGTGTGAATACATTCTCATATTCTATATCGTAATAGAGGTTATTACACACAATTTGTCCTTGATCATTATTCTCTATGATAACTAGGCAATCGTTATATAGTCTAGCATATCGTTCAATAATGTCAGGAAATAGTAACGGAGAGATCATATTGTCTCTATATATCGCTACTTGTTTAAAGGGTTTCTTTGATATATCAAAGATTGAGAATGTAGAATAGTCTTGACCTCGACCTCTAGCTACATCAACTGTCATGATATAAGTGTTATTCTTTTGAGGTTGTTCATAAAGAAACGCGTGTTCTCTATTCCATATTGGGTCGTGTGCCTGTAATCCTAATAAACAGTTTGCACTGATTAGAGTATTACCAGTTCCTAAGAAACTGTTACCAAACTCTTGTTCGAACTGTAATTCAGAAGTATTGGCTATTGTTTGTTTCTTCCACGCCTCATCTCTACCTGGTACATCCCACCAATTAACTGTATAAGGTTGATACTCGTTATTTTCACTCGTACCACCTTCATATAATTTATGAAACATATTTCCGATACCATTGGCTGTAGATGTGATTATAACTTTTGATTTACCACCCGATGTTACAACAGGATATGTAGATGTATAGAACTGTTCAGCGTTTTCTACGAACGCGAACTCATCAAGATATAGTAAGTTTACTGACAAACCACGAATTGAGTTAGCACCTGTAGCTGAAGCTATGATTCTACTATCGTTTTCAAACTCAATAGAACCTTTGTTCAATACTTTTGTACCTGGTTGTAAGAAAAATGGTACATGCTCTAACATTGTTGTGATACGAGCTAACATTTCTCTCGCTGTAGATCCCTTGTTAGCTAGAATAGCTATTGTTTGTTCTGGTTGGAATAGTAGATACCAAACTAGATACGCACAAGCTGTGATAGACTTGCCTGACTGTCTACAAGCTAACACAATACTGAATCGACTCTCATCAAAGTGTGTTATTAAGTCTTCTTGATAATTGTATAGATTGAAAGGTACTAGACCTTCATCTAGTGAAATGATTTTGATATGGCTTTGTATGAAGTATACGGGATTTTCCATACACTTCTTATATTCTAATATTTGTTCTTCTGTCCACTCAGTTTCAACGCCAGCTCTCTTGACATTGATATTACCTAAGTAACCTTCATTTTTGTGCATGGTCTTTCAATAGTCTCTGTAATTCTGTTGATGACCCAACAAAAAGATTGTTATTAACCTTGTTAGGCATTGTATTATCTTTATCGAGTTCTTTCATCTTCGCTTGTAAATCTATAAGTTTTTCTGTAGTCTCGCCTACTGTCTTTATTAGCTGTCCAGCCACTTCATAGACTCTAGGGTGTTCTGACTCTTTAGCGATGTCTAGAATACCCTCTATGGCGTCCTGGCCGCGTTCTACAAGACCGTAAAAGATTTCTCTAGAGTATTTGTAGTCATTGCCCCTGTCTTTATCGTTAGATGATACAATAGGTAAGTTTTTTTCTGCTTGTATAATTTCTCCTTGTATATCAAGAAGCTCGTCTAATTTCTGATCAACTTTACTCATAATAAGTATTTATGGTTATTTAGGATCGCTGGATTTATCGTCAGCATATGTAACTGTTGGTGGATCAAAGAAATCTACATCTTCATTGTATGTAAATGTCTCGTCTGGATCAGCACCTGATGGGTTTGGTGTTATAATAACTTCTCCAACTTTACCATCAATATCTTGAGTAGAAACTTCACCTTGTCCTGATTCAATATATGTTCTAGCTTTAACTGTTCTAATAATCTCAGAAGTTCTCACTGGACCATAAATGTAATTTTTCATTGTGAACTCTAAAGTATATGTCAATACTTGTCTAGTTGTCATGTCACCTTCGTATGTGTCTTCTTGAGCTATACCTGTTAATACGATAGGTATATCTCTCTTGTCACCCATGTCTGGTACTGTGTTGATCGTGACTGTGTAATCTGGTGTGAAGTAGGGCAT